GAGAGTTCTCCAGGTGTTTGTATATTTGTTTCAATATACGTATCACGATTGAGTCCATTACCTACTAATGGTCTGTAACTAACGCTACCAAGGTCTACACCAACCATCATAGAACTTCCAATACCTTTAAGTAAAGGATTCTTGACTATTGATAAAGCACCATGAACAGTGTCAATTTTCATAACCTTATGTCCTAAACCGCCTTCTGCAGCTGAGAAATCAAGATTATAAGAATATGAACTATTAGTAGAACTATCCATGAATCCGCCTTTTAACTTATTTAAATAAGTTACAACTGGCATAGATGCCATACAGAACTTTTCAGAAGCTCCGCCACGCTCTGGGGCAAAGATTACTTCAAAGTCTGATAAGAATCTATCATACACTGCTTCACTTGCATTTAAATCAACTACACGAATGTATGGTTTTGCTGACGCATAAGATATATCACTATCATCTGTAGTCCACGCTACACCAGATTTGATTATATTACCAATAATACCATCAGTATATTGAACATCATTAACACGACCTTTGTTATTAAAAAGCATAGCTCTTTCAATATCAACTTTATGTTCACGAAGTTTCAATGACCAGATTCTATCCCATTCTGAAGCATATCCACGAAGAGCTGTTGCTCTTGCAGTGTTACTCATAAAAGCAGAAGTTTTAAAAATCTGGGTATATCCATAAGTATCATCCATTTCATAACCAAAAGATTCAGGTGCATTAGTACCCTCACCCCATGCTGAGCCAATAACTTGACAAACTGCTCCGCCAATGCCATCATGCACTACGTCTGCGCCATTACTGTTTTCAACAGTTTTTACTTGCACATAAGAAGAAGCACCATTTACAGATCCTCCAAAACTCTAAAAACAGGGTCATCAGTTGGAGCTTTACCTACTGCACTTAAATATGCAAAAAAAGGTGTTTCTTCAGGTGATAACTTATACATCCTGTCGCCAAAGTTATGTCGTCTACGCAATCCTTGTTGTGGACTTTCTCCGCCACTAGTTGAACCAACTAGATTTGGAGCTGAACTAGAATATGATTTTATACTTGCCATATTTTAGTCTCCTTTCGACTTTATTAATTAACGATTAAAGAACTTTGGTACGCTGAGAAGCTTTCATTATCCCATCCCACATTTTATCGCTTTCATTAACAGCTGGAGGTTGTTCGCCTTGCAAGACTCCTGTTGGAGTTGGTTCTTGCATATTTTTACGTACTACGTCCATCTCTTGAGAAGGTTGATTAACGCCAGGATTGAGATTCTGGTCAGCTGCTCTCCACATTCTTACTAGAACATCTGTACCAAGCTGGTTTATAGGGGTATTTGCGAACTTATAAAAATTATCTTTATCAGCATCACTTAATCCCTCTTTAACCAGTTCATTGTCAAACTTAGCAGCTCTGTCTTTAGATTCTATTTGCTCGTGAAGTTGAGCGTTAGAACTTTTAACAGCTTGTTCAATATTCTTCTGCTCCATTGCAGTCCTATATTGAAACGATGCTGAGTTTGGGTCATTATAAGCTTCCCAAGGGTCGAAATCTTCTGGTACTTGAATTTGCGGTTGTTCTTCAACCTTTCCAGATACAGCATCTTGGATGTATTGTTGTACATCCTCTCTTGATTCTACGAACTGACCAAGTGCCTTGTATTTCTCAAGGTCTTCTTTGATTTTCGCATTTTCAGTTTGCATTTTATCTTTTTCAGATTGGAAGTACTTCGCAGATTCTTCCCAATTTACTTCTTCCGCTTGTGGAGTTTGTTGCTCTACACTTTGTTCAGAAGTTTCTGAAGCTTGAACCTCTTGTTGTTCTCCTGCTTCAAAATCCTGATTATCAGTGATGGGTGCGTTACCATCTTGTTGCATTTCAGCAACTACCTGTTTTTCACTAGCCATTTTTCATGCTCCTTTCACGCAATTTCTTTACTTTTCAGCTTGACCATTTTTAGTTAGTCTCTGTTGTTCAAGTTTAACTGCGTTATCCAATTTGCCAAGCGCTACTTTCGTATCTGCTTTAGCTTTGTTTGATGATTCAGATAGCCTAGTCTTGAATTTCTCAACTTCGCTTCTTTGCTTAGCTGAGACTGACTCTCTTCTAGCTGTCTGTAAATCTCCTTCTAAATCTTTTACTCTTTCTTCATATTGACCTAACATTTGTTTTAATTGCTCTATTTCATCAGACCTTTGCAATACACCTTCTTTATCGAATATCTGTGTTTTCTTTAAAGCTTCTACTCTATCAATTAATCCCATTTGAAAAGCTTCCATATAAATTTGCCATTCTGCCCATTTATTACTAGGCATAGTAGAATTACCAGCAACTCTAATATCATATTGTCCAACGTGCAATGCTTGTTCTCTAGCCATTAAAGCTCCAGTTTTATCATCATATAATTTTTTATTAATTGTATATTGACTTAAATCATTATTTGGTTGCACTACAGCAAATGTTTTTTGAAATGAATAATGTTTCTTTGACATATTATAACATACTCTACCTAATCTTTTTAATGAACCTTCAATATCTCTTAGTTTTGACTTAGAACGTCTTTGTCCGAAATCTTCTAATTGCATTGTTGCTGATGCAGTTCTAGGTGCTTCTTGCGGATTACCCTGTTGCATTTCATAAATACCCATATTTAAATCAATGTATCGTTCTACCTGTCTAGGAAGTTCCATAATAGAACCAGCTAAAGGTTGGGGGGAAGGGAAATGAGGTTCACCAAAAGAGCCATCATATTCGATAGTCGCATTAGGATTAGCCCAATCTTTTTCAAGTTGTTCTATATCCTGCACGGACCCTTGCGGTATAAGGAGTTTTAGCCCAGCCGATGCCTGAGCATGAGCAGTGAGAAGAGAGTGCATCTTGTTAATGAATCTCTGTAACTCCTTCCCCTTTCTAACGTCACTTTGAGGGTATGGTGTATTTGTCCATATATTAGGAACAGGTACAATAGGATAAACATCCGTATTACATACCCTTTGATATAAAATTATTTGCCCAACTGAACACGTTTCTCTTATTCTAGTTTGAGTAACTTCAACATATTCTATGTCTCCGACTTCTAAAGCTGCGGAAAATGAGCCATCTTCGGTCATTTTTTGAAATTCATCATATTCAACAATCATTTCTTCGCCTTGATTTTCACCTGCTCTATTATCTAATAATCTATAATAAGGAACTTTTATTTTATCATATAAATGTAAAACTCTATATTTTTCATTAGCCGAATCTCCCCAAGAAGAATCTTTTATCATATCTGGGGTAAAAGCACCTGATACATTTGTATTATTTCCAGATGCAGGATAATCTTCATCTTTCCATTGAATACCTTTATCAATCATATCTACCATTGGTGTATCATCTTCCTCACTTACTGGTTGAGCTAATTGAGGATACTGTTGAACTAATTGTTCTTTTGATAAAATAGTAGACAATATAATACCACTAGCATCATCAAAATATCTATGTCTAGTGTTTGGGTCTACATAAACTCTAAATGGGTCACAATAATTTATCTTTACTTCGCCTCTTCCGTAATCAGCTTCCGGGTCCATATATGCTTGAAAATAGCCTAACCCAGTAATTGAATAATCATGCACTACTTGTTTAAATACTTCATTGCCATCAGATATGTCCCATATATATTCAAGTAATCCATTCCATATACTAGCAAGTTTATTATCACTATCTTCTCTTGGGTATGCTATAAATTTTGGTGGTTTAGAAGTTATAATAGCTTTAAACTGTTCTATCGCAGAATATAATCTATCTACAACAACATCAGCTTGATTTACAGATTCTAAATAATTAGTTTCATCTTTAGTCCAATGATTGCCTAAATAAAAGTCAATATCTTCTCTTGCTTGTGTGTCCCAATCGTTTCTAGCATCAGACCATTTACGGAACTTATCCTGTATGTCTTTTGCCCTATTATCGGTTTCGAGTCTATTTTCTGCCATTATACTCCATTTCTATACAATTTTGTAATCTGTAATATATAACAAATTACTTTAAGTATGCAACCTTATATTCTAGAGCCAGACATCCAATTATATTTTTTAACAGTTTTACGTTTCTTTTTAGCATTTCTACTTAACCCTCCTGGCTTTTGATGTCCATGAGTAAACTGTATTGCTAACCAAAACGCATCTATAATATCATCATGTGCGCCTTTTGGAAAGTCTAATAGCTCATCAATAAAATCAATATTACCCTTTTTTAGATGTACAGCTTTTTGTTTAAACAATGGTTGTAAACCTTCAAACAGTCTATCTTTCTTTTTTTGTGTATAACCTTTTATTCCTTTTTCAATTCCTGGCAAAAACAAACCACGTTTTTTACTTTCTCTCATAACATAATCTCTTAACATTTCCTGATAGGCAATAGTTTCAATATTGACTCTACGAACAGGTTTATACTTTTTAAACATTTTAAAAATTTGTTCGGCACAGTCCATCGGTAACGCTCTTTCACGCCAGTAATCAATAACAAAGTAATCATGCTCGGAACTAACACCAACGACCATAATAACAGAATAGTCACGATTATCAGCAACTGATGAAGCAGGGTCAATACCAATGTACAAGTTGACATCAGTATTCCCATTTTCATCTTTAATATACCATTTGCCGTTTTCATCATCCCACCTAAGAGCTCCGTTGTATAATGATTCATTTATATCCTCCTCGCTAAACACAGCATCATCTGGACTTCTAGCCTGATTCATATACTCTTGATAAAACTTTGCAGGAGTTCCAGAGTCTACATAGAACTTTTTACGCTCATTTAATTTACCCATACTCCATCTAGATTGCCAAATTGGTTTTCCATCTTCTATTGCTTTTTTTGTATATACCGACCAAGCGTAATCTTCTTTTGCTTTTTCCGCAGAACGATAACCAGTTATTATATTATTTAAAAAACTGTCCCAATGTACAATAGTACCATTACACCAAAGGAATCCACCTTTATCAAAATCAATCGCTGGGTATACTGCAGCTGTAACCCAATTTTTCATATTATGTCTAGCATCGGGTGTTTTTGTATTTAACTCTGATTCAAAGTCATCTAATACAATTCCTGTATACCTAGTACTATATTGTTTTTTACCTCTCAATCTTTGAGATGCACCTTTACCTAACATTCTACATCCATTGGATAATATGATTTCATTCTCTCCTCCTTCATTTT